TTTCCTTGGTTTTCAATACTATCAGTCGCATCCAATTCATTGGGATCAACGTAGATGACGTTACCTTGTATATTCTTAAGAAAATTCTCCAGTCTTGAAAGGGGCATTCTACTCTTCTCTGTTTACAGATTCTGTCTAAGTTTATTTATGATCTTTATAGATCAAGTTAATGTTAAAGTTGAACTCCCAACGCCAACAACTGTAAAGGTTAAATTAGATCCAGATACTGATATTTTGACTGGAGCTCCAGTGCCACTTGTAAATCCATCTGAAGCTTTAACTTCTGCAGCGTCAATGTCCTGACTTATACTTATATCATATTGACTTCCATTACTTTGAATACTAGTTACAGTATCCCCTGATGAGAGGTTGGTATAAAATTTAGCCATTAAAGTGTTCTCCTGTCATAATGATATCCAGCTATAGAATACTGGTTATTGTTGCCTGGGTAGTCTTCTGGAGTTTCGCCCTTATATTCTGGAATAAGAACTTCTCCATCTTTCCTTGTACCATATATATGGTAGAAACAATCAATGGTTGATAGATCAGTAATCAAATCAGTATTAGTTGAGTCCTCTACAATAACAATAAAATCCTCATCAATTTCTTGAATCACAAGATTTTGTTGTCTTCCGATTGGTTGTAACTGAACAGAAATACTATCAATATCAACTAAATCTTTCCAGTAATCTGGTAGATTAATTACGTTAGTTCCTGTGATTCTACCACGATGATAAACGCCACCCTCTGGGCCTTCTAGACATATGTATCTTAATCTATGTCCTTCTTTTGTGGGGTGTTTGATATCAAATCCTTTCCAACCTTGAACATTGATAGAACTACCAGACCAAGCACAAGCTTGACCACTACAAGCTAATAGATTACTTGTATGAAGATTTCCACTATTAATAGTTTGATCTCCAGTTACTACTAAAGCATCAGCAGTTTTACCGTCACCATCTATCTTTACATTACCATCAGCTTTAATTGCAAGACTCGCCTTACAAGTTGGTTGTCTATCAAGTGAATTTTGAGTTGCAGAATTTGATGATACATTTAAAACCGCCTCATATCCTGGCGCAGCTGATGGTTGTCCAACTAAAACAGGGCCATTTAAAACAGCAGTTCCAGTTGGTGTAGTGTCAGGTGCTTCATAAGAAACATCATTTGTTCCTACAATTAATTTATCTGTCTGAAATCTAGAAATATTCATAATGTTCTCTGTGTTGATAATTGAGTCTTCTTCAAGTTTGCTGTCAAAGCACCGAAATTCTCATCAGCAAAAGCTGCAGCAACCATGAATCCATACCTAAGTTCAAATTGTCCTTTTGCTATCACAGTCATGTCCTTCGTGGCTTTGGCTGTAATTTTTTCACCTTGAATGCGAATATCTGGAGCTCCGATGTCAACGATTCTTTCTGCTTTTACAGTAAATTGACCATCTTGTCCTCCACCATCTGCATCAACAAAGATATTTTTTGCTCTTAATAATATATTACCATTCTCACAATCAAGAACTAAGTCACCTTTTTTACATTTTATAATTTTTGCTGGAAGTTGAGATATGTCACCAGCTTCTCTAACTTTTAGACCATCACCAAGAACTTCCATTGACAATCCTGGCGTATATAAAACTGCTTTACCAGTTCCAGGCCCACCACCAGATCCACCTTGACCTGTTCCAGAGTGAAATGAAAACTGTTGTGCTTCCTGTGTTTGAAGTGCATACAAAGTATCACCATGTATGCTACTTTGTCCACTGGCGGTGCTATACCTTAAGTGGACATCTCTTTCAGTATTTTGATTATCGTTTGGTGCTTTTGGCATTTTACTTATCGATACAACTAATTACAGTTACAACAGCATCTTGAGTTATTTGAGCAAGTTGAGATGCATCATCAATTCTAGTGAATTTAAGAACAGGTGATAACTTAGCACCAGCTCCAGTATCGCTATTTATCAGTATTTCTGGAAGTTTAGTGAATCCAAATCCACCATTGACAACACTTGCACCGACAACTAACCCATCTTGAATCTTTAACTCTACCTGTGCTTGCCCAGGCTTTTGTATTGTATCACTGGTTGCATCGCCTGGCAAAGTATCACCAGCAGAAGCGATAGATCCATTTTCAACAGATGCTGTGTCATTATCATCATATCCAAAACCTGTATTTTCAACAATAACATCTTCTAACGATGTCACAAAAGATGTCTCACCATCATAATTTGCATTTGGATCTGGAGTAACTTCTTTTACATTTCCATCAAGATCAGTTTCAGTTGTGTTTGGTAGATACTCTTGGCCAGGGTTATTAATAACTGCACCAACAACACCAAGTTCAGTTCCATTTGGATCAGGTACAGTTACAGGATTTCCATCATCATCCAAAACATTATTCCCATTTTCATCTTTAACAATAGAAACAGGCCCCATCTTTGGATAACCTCCAGCACTATAACCCTTATCACAACCATCAGAGAAAGAAAGTAAAGGTGGTTCTTTAAATCCAAATCCTGATCCATTGATTGCAACACCAATAATCTGTCCTACAGCATTGACTACAGCTTTTCCTGATACACCTTGTCCACCACCACCGATAAAGTCAACTCTTGGTGGGCCACATTTAAGAACATTCGTGTTACAATCAGGTGCAGACGGTGAGGCTTCAATTGCATCATCAATTTTTTCAAGTAGAGCTGTTGTTTTAGAATTCAATCCAGCTTTATCAATTATGTTATCAAAACTTTCTTCAATTCCTTTTGATACACCATTTTTTGAAGAAAACACTTGTGACTCTGGACAATTTATTTTATCACAGTCGAGAACGTTTGTAAGGATATTTGCAAACTTAATTGCCTTTGAAAATGTTTCACTAGGAAGTGCAATACCACCACCTTGAATATTATTCAATTGATCAAACATGCTGCCAAGACTTGTATCCATAATATTATTAATCTGTCCAAACATGTCACTCATGAAATTTTCTACACCACAAGTGGGAACATCTAACACTTGTCCGATCATATTCTCTAAACTTTTCGAGAGATAATCTAATAATCCATCCTGTATTTTTTCAATATTACAAAAGATGATACTTGTTAATGCATTTGTAGCTTGTCCCAATACAACTTGATTAAATTTATCTACCTTATTCTCCATCGTTTTATCTAACTTATCGAGAGTCTCTTGAATCAACCATGATCTACCACGACGAACCAACTTCGTCATTGAATTATGAATTCTATTACTCGCTATCTTTATCTCTGATTGTACATCGACAATGCCACCGTAAATTGGATCAACATATGTTGATTGTTCATTTAACTGTTGAAGAGTTTCCATCTTTCGAGTGAAACTCTTTATAGTTTCACTTATCTTTGATATTTCATTATCTTCACATGGACTAAAACTAGGGACAGTGATATTTGTAGCTGCCTCCATTTGTTTCATTGCAATTGTTTTTACAGCTTCACCATCAGAAAATCCACCACTCCAAGGTGACTCTGAGAAAAATCTTTGTTTACCAGATCTTTGTCTAACTTTTGGTGGTGTGTATGGTATAAAGTCAATTTGATTCTTTCTATTAAACATTGAGGATGTTAATTCATCTTTTACGAAGGTTTGTTTAAATAAAGTTCCGAATATAATAGGTTGCTGACCATCCTCACCGTCTAAGAAAAATCCAACAACCACTTCACCACCTTGATATTGAACAGTCCTTCCACAACCACCAACAGTTGTTGTGTTTGATGGTAAAAGAATATGTGCTAATGGAAGATCTTTATCGGGTAGATCAGTATCATTACCGTGATATCCAACTATACGAACTCTACATCTAAAACCATATACATCCTCGCCATTAATGGCCTTTACTTTTTCGTAGGCGTCACCCCACTCTCCTTTATCTGGATCAGTCACTTGACCAATCCACCATTGCATAGGATCTCTCCCAAAAAAATTAGTTGTCTGATTGTACATCTAATTAATCGTCATATACTAAGCATTCGGGTTCATCTGGATGTAAGTCACAGAATATCTCTAATGCATTAGGATCATGATGATCTCCTGCTTTGATCTCTTCTTTGTGATGTTCTGCATACTCTTCTAAGTCATGTAGTTCTTCCTTAGCATGTCTGCGTGCTGCAGGGTTTGCTTGTGGGTCGTCAAGGATTTGTTTATCCTTTTCGATATGATCTTCGATAGATTTCATTTGATTTCTCCTGTTTCTTTTATTTAGCTAGCGCTAAAGAGATCACGAATTAATTTAAGTTGTGTCTCTGAATTGTCACCACCAATCATATGTCTTAATTCTGATATTAAATATAGACCACTAAGATCATTATCTTTATTTGTTCCATAAGAACTCACTGGTTTGATATCTTTATCACCTTTTTTAAGAGGGAAATAAAGTTCAAGCATTTCACCAGCTCTTAGATCTGGATTAAGTGGTACTGATATATTTAATGATTGTGAAAACAACAAGTTATTTCTAATATAAGACTTATTTTGATAGACGGCAAGCTCATTCTCCTTTTGGATATCCTTTTTCTTTGAACCCTTTTGAGATACTCCATAATCACTAATTCTAAACATCAATCTGGATGGATATTCTTCAATTCCATCTAATAATTTTGGTGGTCTCTTCAATTTCAAATCTTTCACTGAAAAATCAACAACCTGTTTTGTTTGATTTGAAACATCAAGATATATTGTTTTATTTGCATACATTCCCATTCTCAAATTCATTCCAATATCATTAGATTGATTTAAATTATTTTTTAGTATTCTAAAATCACCCTCAACAGGTCTATCTGGTTTCTCATATCTTACTGGTTCTGTAACAAGATCTTGTTCTAATAATTTTTCAATAGATCTAAAATTATATCCATCTAACGTTTCATAGAAAAGAAAACCAAAACTTTTGTTAGACGCTTGTGACTTTGGACATAACCATTGTATTGTATCAAATGGTCTTTTTAAATTACCAACAAAGGTATATTTGTTAGCACAACGATCTTTTTTTAATTTCTTCTTACTTTTAATTCCCTTCTTATCTTTTTTCAATAATTGTTCAACTATGTCTGATACATTTCCAGTAAATTTTTTATTTACTCTTGAAGTTTCATTGATAATTGCCTCCATTGAAACGAATTCTAAAGTTGCAATCTCTCCACCACCACCGTTCATAGGCATAACGTTTTTCACACTGTTCAACATTAGTTTTTGTTTCTTAGATGAAATTTTAAAATCATCAAAACCAGAAATTTTGACCTCTAAATCAATATACTCTCCACCAAATATACCCTTTCTACTTATAACTTGGTCAACATCTAGAAACTGAAGAGACATTGATATAGTAGGACTCTCAATACTTTCATAATAATTAATAATTGGAGCACCACGAACTATATCATAATCTTCATCCAAAGATGACCCTTCATTAGGGATGAGTGTGCATTTTTTGATGATATACTTATTATTTTCCATTATTTTAAGTTCTGAGCGACTTGATGAGGTAAGATGTTACTGTTAGCAATATTTAACTGTTCGTTTTTGATGGTCTTTAGAAAACTAGAGGGATCTTCAGTCATCACAAGTTCACCTGAGTCTTGAGTATTAGGTTGATTTGCTGGAACTCTGACTATTTGATCATCACCAATCTCACCACCTCCATCATTATTTGCAACAATGATGGTTGGCGAACTATCCACAGGTTGAAAAACATTACTCTGTAGATTTTTATTGTCACTCTCTATTATTGGTTCTAAATTGGTCTTCTCTATAGTAAATTCACTTGTTGTCGTAGATACAGGCTTAACTATGCCTGATTCATATAGACTTTCCCTGCCTGCTCTTTCTTCATCTATACTTACGTTTGAACTGTAAGATTTGTATTCTTCTACACCCATCTCTCTTAATTGTTTTTTGTATCTGTCTATCGCACTAAATATCTGAGTTTTCATTCTTCCATTTTTTGTTTTTGCAAACTTTGCCTCAGCGACTTTTATCATTTTTTCTAGATATGCAATTTTCTCTTCTCTCGTGCCAAATCTTTTAGTTTTAGTTACTTTAAATTTTTTCTCATCTGTATCTTCGACATCTTCCTCTTTTTTTCCAAATAATTTTCTACTCAAGAAGCCAGCGACACCACCACCTTTCACAAAATCCATGAGTTTGTTTTCTTTTTTTTCTTCCTTAACTTCACCACCTCCATCAGAATATGTGTTAATACCCTTCTCCTCTTCATCC